CCCACCGGAAAATTTCGCGTTGTTGGGACTCCTACGGGGGGCGAAGCCGCCCCACTTCCTCCTGGAGGTACATCTCTATAAGAACAAAAAAAAATAAAATCCAAAAAAAATAAAATCCAAAAAAAAAAAAATCCAAAAAAAATAAAATCCAAAAAAAATAAAATCCAAATCCAAAAAATAAAATCCAAAAAAAATAAAATCCAAAAAAAATAAAATCCAAATCCAAAAAATAAAATCCAAAAAAAAATCCAAAAAAAATAAAATCCAAGGGACTCCTACTCAATTTCACGCCGCCTACAAAAATCAAATAAAATCCAAGGGACTCCTACCTAATTAAGGGTTATAACGGCACTACACATGCTTAGGGTACCTAGATAAAAGCATGTTCCTGTTTGTTTCATTTGTAAATTTTGTGAAGAGTATAAGCGTTTTAGTAACCGCGCTTTTAGGGTTAAAGTCTTCGCAAAAAAAATTAAAAGCTTGTCGCGATAAAAAATTAAAAAAGCAGTATGTTCAATCCCACAAATCTATAGCAGCTGTATATCCTATATTGCAATCGGTTATTCACAAGTTCAAAGAAGTTGACCGGGTCTCTGTATTTAAAAGCCATAATGGTAATGGGGTTCCGCGACCAGGAACACCCTCGTTTACTACCTGCCTTCAAGAAGTTACGACTCATCGAGCAGAACCGATTATTGAACGCTGGCAACAAATCCCCAGCGACCAAGAAATGATTGGGATAATTGGCGAGTTGATTGAGGAGAACTTGTGTGTTGTAGATATTCCTGAGGACCCAGCCGGTATCTTATCGGACTACTGTGTGGGGAGTGGGATTAAAGGTCTTCTCGCAGTTCCCATCGTGACCCTGGGTAGTGGATTTTTATTTTTAAATCTTTGTTCTACAACTGTCGAGGATTTATCGGAAGTTGACGGTGCTTTGTTTGAAGCTAAGTCTTGTGCAGCTAGAATAGCAAAGCTTTACACGCCCCCGGGGACCTAAATACTAGTAGGGTAAGAAGACCGAACAAAGCGACAGCCTCCTTCCCGGAGAATAATTATGGGTAAACAATTTAAAGCAAACGAAAAAAGGTTAGTACCTCCTAACCCTTCCAAGAGTGGAAGTATGAGGATGTTCGACCTTGATAACCCTGACATCGACTTGTTTAACATGGTCGATGACGAGTTGATTCGTATGTCAGGTTCTGAGCTTTATGTTTACAGATACATGGTTGATGAAAACTTTGATGACCTCTACGGAGAGAATCGCGTCAAAGCTATCAACCCCGAACCCGTCCTTGTTGAAGGTCACTATGACCCTAGAGCTTTTGAAGAGACCTTATCTGAGTTTGGTATTGAAATGACTAACGACCAGATGTTCACTTTTAATAAATCATATATTGAAGCCAAGCTCGGGCGTCCCTTGATTGCTGGCGACATCATTCAGCCGCGTTTCCAAAACGTCTACTATGATGTATACGAAGTCCAACAGGATTCGTTTGAGGTATACGGTGTGTATCATCTTGTAGCTTCAGCCAAAGTACTACGCGACAAACCACAGATTCTGGAAGATTCCGGTGGTCAGACGGAAGCGGACATTTACGACCCTAAGGAATTTAGTTAAGCCTAACTTCTTCTTATGCACTGTATATACATATAGGAACCTACACCGATGAGCCTACGAGAACTATTCTTACGACTATTTAAGCTGTCTCCAAGAGACAGCACCCGCCCCTTGTGGAAAAGGAACAACCAGGACATCTGGTGGTATGGAGCATCCATCCATGGCAACAACACCCCAGCAGGGACACCTCCTGCTGCGAGAAAGGTCTGGGATGATATTGTACAGATTGACCCTAACGCCCCACCTGAGTTTCGCCCGTTCTGGGTACTAAAGCTTGGGGGCGCTGCGCCTACCGAGAATTTCTATGATGAGATTCGTGAGCGCACCAAGGCAGGGTACAGGGTCATCTTTACTCGTAAAGATGGTGCTCCTTCTGATTTGGTCAATGATGTTCATGAAATGAACAAGAGAAATGCCTTGCCATGGGGAGTGGGTCTATGGAACGAACTTGAGTTCGGAGAACAAATTACGCCAAAACAGTTCTACGCTAAAATGAACAATGCTCACCTATCACAATACCTAGGAGCACTTTGGGCCGAGTATGGTGTTCGTATAACCCCTCCTGGCCTGTCCTCTTTTGCAAACACTATTACAGGTGGGTACGGGGAAGCGATTGCAAAAGAATTTGCCGACGTACCAAAGGAAGCAATGTTTATCAAGGTTCACAACTATGGGCACATTCAGCCAAAGTATTTAAAGCTGCTAGACCTAAAGTCGAAAGCACAGGAGGTCTGTGGATTCCCTGACGCGGAAGTAATCATCGAAGAGATTGCTAACGATTTCATCGGCCAATCGGGTATTCCTGCCAACAAGCCTGGAGTATATGATGAGCAAGGCGCAGATTACCACAGAGCGGTTTGGTACGCAGGTGCGCAATCTAAGACGCCGACGTGTCATTTTATGCTATTCCACGCAGGTCATCATTATAATGATATTAGCGACGAAGAGTATGGTCGTTTGCGGAGAATTGAGGCAAAAAGGGTCCGCAACTGGATGGCCGAACAGGCTAGTGCTGGTAGTTTAGAAGACCTGAACCTTGACGACCCTAGAGGTCGTGAGATTGACCTGGATACTTTTGACGTATGATTTTAGTTAAGCCTAACTAGGCGTATGTGGGGTAACTTTACCTCAGGTCCCGCCACCCTTCCTCTTATGAGGGTGTAACTGACCATGGATACGCTTCCTACGTTTAGAGGGCTTTTCTTTTTCTTCATCTACTGTAGTATCTCCCCCATCCCAACCAGCCGCATCTGCGGCAGCTAGGCTTCCTTGTCCGTAAACTTCTTCGTCCATTTTCCGGGGGTCTAAATGACCGCCTTCTGGCTCTTGGCACATCTTGGCGAGTTGGTAGATGTTCACATCTTGAAGCTGTCCGTCATTTTGCTTCTTTCTTTTTACCATACCACCGGAGAGCCAAGCTTTGTCCTTGGCTTTCAGTTTCCAGGCGTTGTTGAAGTCTAGCCCGAAAGCCCCTTTGGGGGCTCCCTGGATGACGCGGTCCTCTTCTAGTCTCTCTTTACCCATTGAGGAGGCTTTGCCTCTAGAAACGGCTCCGACGCGGCTCTCCATCTTACGTGCTTTGTCGAGCGCGATTGCAATAGCCTGATTGTGGGGATACCTCTCCCCCTTTAGCTTCTTTATGTTTAAAGAAACTACATTATCAGAGGTACCGGGCTTAAGAGGCATTAGCTTAACTTCTCAGCAGCCGCCATCCGGGTACCTAAATCCTGACCTGAGTCCTTTGCTACCATTTTAGCCGTACCTCTCTTAAGGGGTTTACCCGCCTGTGCACGTGCGCGAGCTTGGCGGATTGGTTTGGGGGTTGAAGACTCGGTTTTTGTGTCGTAAGGACCTCCAACCTGAACTGATGCTTTAGTTGCGCGGGGCGGTGAGTTAGTAGTGGAAAGGGACGCTTGTGGAGGTTGTTCAGAAGCAAGTTTTTTCGGGCTAGAAACTTCGTCTTCCTTTAGCTTCTTCCTAAGCTTAACCTTAGCTTCAAACAATCTATCGGATACCATAGGGTATACCTTAGGTTCAGGAGGAAGCACCATTCGCGCCTCGGTTAGTTTTCCTACTTTCTTCATAACTTTATATACTACGGCAGTAGTAAGTAACATATATAATTATGTAAACTTAAACTATGGCACCTATCCCAGCACCTTCCCCTACTACTCTTACTGGCTACTCTGCTCCGTACTCGGCTGCTGGTGGCGGTAATCAATTCCAGGCCAGTGGTCCTTGTTCAGGTATCGCATGGACTCACACTCAAGATTTATTTATTGGGTATGAGATAGTAACTATACCTCAGAGCGCAGGAACTTGGTTTCCTTCAACTACAGACGTAAGCGCGTTGAAACTTAGTGTGTGGGGGAATGCAGAAGATTCTTTAGATTTCTTCGCTACCAGCTCAGTGTCTGGCGCAAGTGGTTGTGCTACAGCAGCAGACGCAAGGCAAGCTCACATCTTAACTTTATCTTCTACTAACGCTGCTGTTGGTATGGGTACTGCGGGTTCAATTTACACCTTATCGGGAGGGTACGAAAGACGCTGGTCACGAACTGGCGACGCAGACAAGCACCAGGGGCGCAGTTACCAGAACATGCTATTTCCAATAGACGGATTACCCACAAACTGGAACAACAACAATACCTTATCAAATAACGTTGCAAGGCAAATTATTGCGCAAGTAGTAAACGGAGGTTTGAGATGGTCTGAGGATGGTATAGCGCCTCCTGAGATAGCAGCGGAATGGGACTTAATGAAGTTCAATTTAATGGACGTATAACCCATCCAAAGACAATAAAAAACCCAGAAGGCATGACACCTTCTGGGTTTAGTCTTTTTACGGGGACCAACCCAAAGAACAAATAATTAAATATTAACCAAATAACATAATGGATTCAGCTTCTTTTGCCTTGGGAATAGTCACAGTCAGTAACCCGTTCTCGAACGACACTTTAGCCTTTTTCGTATCATATTGCTCATCAACCTTAATAGAAAAATCCACATCTTTTTCGCTAATTCCATGGTGGAGTAGCATGTGGGCTTTCAAGGGTTCATTCTTTTTCGCACGAATGGTAAGCGAGTTCTTACCCCCGATAACCTGGACTTCTTTTTCCTTGTAACCCGCAAGAGCAAACTCAAACGATAGTGAGTTTTGGTCTTCCGACAGGTAGCAGTTGCTAACTGGGTATTTCGGCAATCTGCAAGTATCTTTCACTTGCGGTGGTTGAGGTTCATCGAACCCCCATTGTAACTCATTAAAGAGTTTGTCAAAATGTGTAAAGTAATGATTCATAATTTTTATACCTCCTTTCGGCAGGTTATAGAAGACTAATTATTTTTTGTGTTACGTCTTCCGTTTTATGGAGGGTTTTATTCACTCCATCGAGTTCAACAATCAGAGAGTACCCTGACTTGCTTAGTGCATCCTTATATAGAGTGGTCGCTTCCATCATTAGTTTGTTATGTTCGGCGGACCCCTCTTTAAGGTTCTTTTTAATTATAGTTTTATACGGCTTCAATTGAAGGTAGATTTTTTTAGAATCTACGAGATAGACTTTTTGTCCCTCCTTGAAGTTATTGAGGTTTCCGTGACGGAGTTTGTCGTTGTCAATACCTTTAACGCTAGATAACAACAGGCAAGTAATTAATAGAAGTTTATGAATCATATGAAAAAAAATGCTAAAATCGCGCTACTAGGAGAAAATTACTTTCCTCCGATGAATAACTCCCATATCTCTAACGCGAGGGGTCATGGGCTTCAAAAAGTGATGGGGACTATTATAAGCCACCAACCGTCTGTTATTTATATATGTCCAACGAGGGGCGTCAATATTAACGTCCTACCTCTCATTATGGTGAATGAAATACCATTTCGACTAGTTTTTCCGTCAAAATCTTTTTTCTCCACCCTTCACGAAGATGAAAAGTGTATTTTGGACGCAGCGTGTAGCAGAGCGGATAAGGTTATCATTTTATCAGAACGTAAATGTGACCCGTTAAAATGGTCAGAGGACTGGTTTAAAGCGAGTGAGAAGGCAGTCAACAACTCTGATTGGGTTTTGGTTGCTTCAAATAGCGTCGAAGTTACCGAAAGCTTTGGTGACCTGCTACAGAAATTTGAGGGGAACCTTACACCGGTTTTGGCAGTTGACTTTGGGGTGGAAGCTCAATATCAATAAACTTTGAGCCGTACTTCTGAATAAACGCTTTACGGTTAGCATCCCAATCTTCGTTCAAAGCGCCATCCCCTAAGGAGTGATGCAGTATAGGAAGAGGGATTACTTTATTTTTTCTTCCCTTAGCCTGAGCTTGGTATGTGTAGTAAATATCGTAGAAATCCCACTTACCAACAAAGTCTTTGGGCATCTTAGTACTGATGTTATGGAGGGTTGCACCTGTCGTTACTAAAAATAGTCCATCTAGTACCTCTACTTCGCCAAAGCCTCCGTAGTAAGTGGGAAAACAATCTTCTAAACTGGAGCCATGGAATACCATTCCTTGTAGGAATGAGTCCGGGTGAGGGTACTCGCGACCTAGACCATGCCACCAACAGGCTGTCTTATTCAACCTTTTAGGACCAGCAATCCCTAGGAACCCAGTTTTATCCGTAATGTTGTTATCGATGAGTTCGTTAAAGACTTCCGGGGGAGTTAAAACTTCAATATCGTCATGGCACATGATAACTTTATCTTTAGCCATTATGTCGTATTTTTTTATTGCATAAGTATATGCGTCAAAAATAGATTCTTTTATGATATAATAAACTTCCCACCCTGCCTTTTCTAAAAAGGTCTTAATAGGTCGGTCCCGCTCCTCGCGAGTAGGGATAAATGCAACTTTCCTCATGCTATATAATAGTGTTAATATATGAATCCTGACGAGCTAAAATCCGAAATTCGAAAGTGTCGTGAAGACGCTGCGTACTTTATTAAAAACTACGTGTATATCACTCATCCCGTGCGCGGGCGCGTGAAGTTCGACCTATACAGATTTCAGGAAAGGATTATTAATGAGTTCGGGCAACACCGTTTTAACCTAATGAGAAAGTTCCGCCAGGCTGGAGCTACCACCATCTGTGCAGCTTACGCCCTTTGGTATATTATTTTTAACAAAGACAAGAACGTGATGGTTGTTTCTATTGGTGACCGGGAGTCCAGAGACTTCTTGGACCGGGCTGTTAGCATGTATGATGATTTACCCGCATGGCTAAAGCCTCAAGAAGTTGAAAGAAATAAGCACGTTATTAAACTGTCCACAGGGAGCAAGATTAAGTCTCAGCCTGCTGGCGCGGGTCGCGGAGAATCGGTCTCTTTACTGATTGTTGACGAAGCAGCATTCATCGATAAGATGACAGAGTTCTGGATGGCTATCTATCCTACCATTTCAACGGGTGGTTCCGCATTTATCCTTTCCACCGTAAACGGCATGGCAAACCTGTACTATGAATTATACCATGACGCGGAGTTAGGAAAAAATAATTTCCATACGATTAACATCCATTGGAGGGAACACCCCGAATACACGGAAGAGTGGGCCGAGACCACTAGAAGTAACGTAGGAGAACGTGCGTGGCTACAGGAATACGAAGGTGAGTTCCTAGGAACAGGCGAAACCTTTATTGATGGCGGTACTCTACAGAAAGTGAAATCCCAGACCTCAGAGGACTTCTACAAGAAGCATTATAATATGATGCGAGTATGGGAAGAACCTCAACCTTACCATACATATCTCATTGCCGCAGACACGTCCTTTGGTCGTGACAGGGATTACTCAGCATTCCATATTATTAATCTCTATAACGGAACACAGGTCGCAGAGTTTTATAGTAACCGTATAGGATTAAACGATTTTGCGAAGACTATTGCTCAGGAAGGTTTAAAATATAACACTGCTTATGTGTGCCCGGAAAGAAACGGATTGGGTCTCGCTCTTATCGAACAGTTGTTTGAAGTTCATGAGTATGAAAATATGTGGACAGATGAGAAAGGAGAGATGGGGTATTTGGTAAACAACAAGAATAGAGACCAAATTTTAAATAACTTACAAGAGAATTTGAAAACTTCAAAAATAAAAGTGAATTCGGAGAGAAGTTTTAAGGAGTTAACTACTTTTATAATAAGTAAGACTGGTAAAATCCAAGCAGAAGATGGATTTGCCGACGATTTGGTCATGAGTATGGCTATTGGTGCCACTGTAATGGGTGACATCGTCTCAAAAAGCCCTATCCCTATTGTAAAAGGAGATTTGGCTGAACCCGGAACAAAAGATTTAGGTTCTGCTGGGTTCTCTAGGGGTACATACAGTAAGGACCAAGAATTCGACGAATATAGAAAATGGATTTAAACGACAACAACGACAAAGACGACCGTCTGGATGAGAATCTAGAGGAGAACGCGGGGTATACATCATTCCCAGGCTCTAACACATTTGGACAGGGAAGCCCCCTGTCTGGACGGTTCGCGGCATTTTTTAAATCTTTTTTTACTACAAAAAGAAAGCCGGGTAGACCCCCCGCGCAAGACCCTTACCGTGGAGATGTTGTAAAAAATGCGGACGGGGAACCTGACGGAGGAGCCATCCAAGGTTCCGTTAATGTCGTTAAGGGAGCAACCTCCCTACCCCAAGTTGAGTACGAACGTCGGCGCAGATACCAAGACTATGAAAAGATGGATGAGTATCCTGAAATTGGTGCTGCGTTAGATATTTATGCCGATGACGCTACTCAAACTCACTTAGATGGTGAGATGCTTGCGGTTGAGACTGAAGACGAGATAGTAAAGGAAGCTGTAGACCGATTTGTGAGCGAGACCGACCTCGATAAGTACCTCTGGGATATTATTCGTAACATGTGTAAGTACGGGGATTGTTTCGTTGAAAACATCGTGGACATGAATAACCCCGATGCAGGTATTCAAAGACTTAAAATTCTAAACCCCGTCTTTATTTTCCGGAGAGAGGATAGGTATGGATACCTTAAAGGGTTTATCCAGGAAGTCCCACAAAGCACCGCAGCCGCACAACAGTACGGACAGGGAGCAAAGCTTGATAAGAGAAACACTATCCAACTGGATAGAAACCAGCTCATCCACTTTAGATTGCACACGTCTGATTCTAACTATTATCCTTACGGTAAGTCTATCTGCGCTCCTGGTGTGCGCTCTTGGAAGTCGCTAAGAATGATGGAAGACGCAATGCTCATCTATCGTTTGCACAGAGCGCCCGAGCGTCGTATTTTCTATATTGATACTGGTAATCTCCCCCAAACGAAGGTTGAGATGTTCATGGAACGTATTAAGGCTAAGTTCAAGAAAGAGAAGTTCTTTAACAATGAGACCGGTAATGCTGACGAAAGGTTCAACCCATTGTCAGCGGAAGAAGACTTCTTTGTTCCTATGAAAAACGGACAAGGCACTAAAATTGAAACTCTTCCAGGCGCACAAAACTTAGGTGAGATTGACGACGTGCGCTACTTCCGCGATAAAGTATTGGCTTCAATGAAGATTCCTAAGGACTTTATTGTCGAAAAAGATAAGTCCCCTGAGCGCAAAGCTAATTTGTCTCAGCTTGACGCTAAGTTTGCTAAAGCCGTTATGCGCGTACAACGCGATGCGGAAGTATGTTTGGAGACCTTAATCAAACGCCACTTGGAGTTGCGTCAATTCCCTAAGTCTTCGATTAATGCAATTAAAATTAAACTAGCTCCACCATCGGACCTGAGTGAGAAAAGAAAGCTGGAGCTTGCAGAACAGAAAACCCGAGTCGTACAAGCGGTGAAAGGATTGGATTTGTTTTCCAATGAATATATTTATAAAAACTTCTACACTATGACTGATTTGGAAATTAAAGAGGTGACCTTGCAAAAAGAAGCCGAAGCACCGGCAATGCCAGAACCCGGCGCCGCACCTCCCCCACCTGGAGGAGCCCCCCAACCAGAACCCGGTGAATAAAACCAAAAAGAGTAACTTTTAGAACTCTATATAAAATAAGAACTATGAATTTGAAAAACCTATTTGTTTCCCGTGACAAGAATTATG